CGGCTAACCGAAGCGACGAAACTTTTTAACTTTCAAGGAGATTCAAATGGCTATTTCGTTGTCAAACGCCTTTGTAACGCTCTTTGATGCTGAGGTTAAACAGGCTTACCAGGGTGTTGCACAACTGGTTCCTGCCGTTCGTCAGCGTCGGGGTGTTGAAGGCTCAACTGTTAAATTTCCCAAAGTGGGTAAGGGTATTGCTACGGCTCGGGTTCCCCAGTCGGACGTTACCCCCATGAACGTCGGATTCTCGAATGTTACTTGCACGCTTTCCGACTGGAACGCCGCTGAGTACAGCGACATCTTCTCCCAGGCTAAGGTCAATTTTGATGAGCGTTCTGAGCTCGTTAAGGTTGTTGCCAACGCTATCGGCCGTCGTCAAGACCAGCTCATCCTCAACGCCCTGGCTGCTTCCAGCACGTCATTGATCGTGACCGAGGACGAAGGTGGTACCGATACCGGCTTAAACGTGGCCAAGCTGCGCGCCGCCAAAAAAGCTCTGGACAAGAACAACGTCCCGATGGATAACCGTCACATGATCATCCACGCTAACAGCTTGTCCAGCCTTCTGGCTGAGACTGCCGTTACTTCGGCTGATTTCAACACGGTCCGCGCCCTGGTTTCGGGTGAGCTCAATACGTTCTTGGGCTTCACCTTCCATACCATTGGTGACCGTGAAGAGGGTGGCCTGCCCATCGCATCAAGCGAGCGCAAACTGTGGGCCTTCCACCGCGACGCCATCGGCTACGCAGAGGGCATTGCCCCCCGCACCGAGATCAATTACATCCCCGAGAAGACCAGCTGGCTGGTCAACGCTGTATTCTCGGCCGGTGCAATTACGATCGACGCCGAAGGTATTGTCGAAATCCAAACGACTGACGCTTAAGGAGATTGACAAATGGCATACTCAGTAGATGGCTTAATGCTCGTAGCTGGCTCAAAGGCCGGCAATGCGCCCCAGATCTGGACTTACAAGTCTAATGACCTGGCAATCGACATTGACGGTTCGGGCTACTTTGACAGCGCTTCCTCAATTCTGAAGGTCGGCGACCTGATGTACATTCACGCTGATGCAGACTCGACTCCCAGCTTTGGCTTGGCAGTCGTGACCTCCAACTCTGGTGGGGTGGTGGACATCACCAACCTGACAGCTCTGGGCGGTACTGACAGCGACTAATTGGACAGGGTTTACCCTACCAAGCATAGGGGCTGCGCCATTATCTGTGGTGCGGCCCCTTCTCTTTTTGAGGATCTGTACGAAGCGCGTAGGCTTAGACCGGACTCTACGGTCCTCGGAGTCAAATACGCCGCCAGTCTGATCCCCGAGATTGAGCACGTTTGGACCCAGCATGGGGAAATGACGCTCAAAATCAAACAGGCCGCCGGCCGCAAAATATACGTCCACGCTAGGCCAAGAAACTACCAGACGCCCAGAGGCACGGTTTGGTATCTGCCGCACTCTAAGGAGGCTTTTGAGGCGATAGACTACTTATGGCCTAGTCTACCCTTTGCCGTAGGTTCCAGCGGTGTAGCGGGCGCGCTATGGGCTCGGCACGGCATGGGCTTTGACGAGGTGATTATGGCCGGCATAGGACTGTCCGCTGACGATCTGACCTATGCCAATGGGTATCCCAACGGATATAGCCAACACGCCGGCTATGCCAAACCCAACCAAGTAGACCACTGGCTTAATATCCTGAAACGCCACCACGAGGAAGGGCTGACCGACGGGATAGTATCCATGTCTGGTGCAACGCAAAAAATACTGGGTGGGCCATGCTAATAACCGAAGAATACCGCCAGCTAAACACTAAGCTGCATGAAAACCCAAAGTATGGCTCCCGCCGACGGGAGGCGTTATACGCCAAGATTAAGGAACTGATGGACCAGACGGGATCGGTCACCCTTTTGGACTATGGATGCGGCAAAGGCGAAATGGCACGACATTTGCCCGCCCATTCTTACGACCCGTGCGTGCCTGAGTTCTCAGTAAGGCCAACCGGCACTTTTGATATGGTGGCTTGTTGCGATGTCTTGGAACATATCGAGCCGGATCTGCTAACAAATGTGCTCATTGATATACGCAATCTGGCTGGCCGGGCGGTCTATCTGGTGATCTCAACTAGGCCGGCATCCAAGACTTTGGCCGATGGCAGAAACGCCCATCTGATTGTAAAACCTCTGGAATGGTGGACCGAAGTACTAACACAGCACTTCCCTTTTTGGCAACTAACCATTACAAATAGCGATATCTCGCAATTAACCGTCTTGGGGACCAAAAATGGCAGCCGGTGATACCGCACTATCAATCTGCTCGGACGCTCTCCAGATGCTTGGGGCCAAGCCGATATCTTCGTTTACCGAGGGTACGGATGAGGCCAATGTAGCCGATTCTCTTTATCAGGATATCAAGAAGCAAACGCTTCTCATTTACCCTTGGACATTTGTCTATAAGAAGATTGCGCTGTCCCAGCTATTGACCGCTCCGACCACGGAATACAAATACGCATATCAACTACCCGGAGACCGCATAGGACCGCCTAGGATGGTCTTAACCAGCGCGACCGTGGGATCACCCACCATACGCAACTACCGTATATTTGGCGACCAATTGCTGACCGATGAGACCAGCATTTATGTGGACTATCCGTATGACGTCCAAGAGTACGAAATGCCGGTCTACTTTGTGCAACTTATGAAGTACATGATGGCTTGGCACCTGGCCCTGCCAATTACCGACCAGACAGAAAAGGCTCAGTACTGGCAAGGCGTGGCCGTTGGCTCGCCAGATCAGAATGGCCGCGGCGGATATACCAGGATTGCCATGAACATGGACGGACAAGGCCAGCCAAACTATGTCATTGAAGACTTTGCGCTTGTGGCTGTGAGGTACTGATGGCTCGGTTTGTAACCGTTCAAACTAACTTCTCCACGGGTGAGCTTGATCCGCTTTTGCGGGCCAGGGTGGATTTACAGGCTTACAGCAACGCCCTAGAAGAAGCTACAAATGTGGTGATCCAGCCTCAAGGTGGCGCTCGCCGCAGACCGGGTTCCAAGTTTGTTGTTGATTTACCAAATGCAGGGGCAGACTCGGTGGCAAATGGCGTGCGTCTGGTGCCGTTTGAGTTCTCAACATCCGACAGCTATATGCTGTGTTTTACGCACAACCGGATGTATGTGTTCAAAAGCGGTGCGCAAATACTTGATCTTAATGGCGGCACGTTGGATTACCTGAGCACCAGCTCAGTCGGACTGACCGGAGCCAGACTTAGCCGGATTACCTGGACGCAATCCGCTGACACCTTGATTGTCTGCCATCCTGACATCAATCCAGTAAAACTGGTGCGTGGCGCAACTGACGCTGACTGGACGGCATCGGCTCTAACCTTTGATTCGATTCCAAAGTACGCATTTACCCTGGCAGCCAGCAACCCAGCCGGCACGCTTACACCGTCGGCCGTATCCGGAAAGGTGACGCTGACAGCCTCAACCGGCACGCCATTTAGCGCCGCGTCTGTTGGGCAATACATCAACGCTACTCCGCAGGGCAGAGCTAAAATTGTGGCGTTTACCAGTTCTACCGTGGTGCAGGCTATTACTGAGTTTCCGTTTTTTAATACCAGCGCAATTGCCAACGGCAGCTGGGAACTAGAGACGGGCTACGAGGCAGTATGGTCTGCTGGCAAAGGGTGGCCGCGGTCGGTGACATTCCATGAGGGCAGGCTTTACTTTGGCGGTTCTAAGTCTAGGCCGTCTACCGTATGGGGCTCCAAGGTCGGATTGTTTTTTGACTTTGAGGCGACCGAAGGTCTTGATGACGATGCGGTCGAGGCCACGCTAGACACCAACACATTTAACGCGATTACGGACATGACGTCTGGACGCGACTTGCAGATCTTTACTACGGGCGGTGAGTTCTATTGCCCGCAGGAAGGTCTTGAGCCAATCACGCCGACTAACTTCTTTATGAAGGCGGTGACCCGCAATGGCTCGCAAGAAGGCATCCGAGTTCAGCAGCTTGAGTCCGGCACGCTTTTTATCCAGCGCCAGGGTAAGTCGCTTAATGAGTTTGTCTTTACCGACGCCCAAGCTACTTATATCTCAAGCAAGATTTCGCTACTGGCCGGCCATCTGCTAAAAGGGCCAACACGAATGGCGCTTCGCCGGTCAGTAGCAACCGACGAAAACGACCTACTGCTGATCACCAATAGCACAGACGGCACCATGGCCGTGTTCTCTCTTTTGCGTGCGCAGAATGTAATCGCCCCGTCTGAGTGGTCTACCGATGGCGAATATGTGGATGTCGGTGTAGACATCACTACAATTTATAGTGTGGTCAAACGCACGGTAAACAGTACGACTCAATACTACATTGAGATTTTTGATAATGACGTGCAGACCGACTGTTGCAAAGCCGGCGCCGCCGGCGCATCTGTGTCCATGTCGCATCTGGTGGCCAAGTCGGTAGAGGTGATTCTGGATGGCGCATTGCAACCCAACCAGACTGTACCGGGTGGCGGCACGGTGACATTCCCGCGGTCGGCTGTCAGCAGCTATCAGGTCGGCCTAAACTACAACGTCAAAATGGTAACCATGCCGGTAGAGCTCAAGATCTCCTCTGGCTCAAGACTTGGATTCCGCAAGCGGATTGTGGAAGTAAACGCGCTGGTCAAGGATACGCAGTACATGAAGATCAACAATATCCTGATCCCGTTTAGAGCGTTTGGCGCCAGCGTCTTGGATGACCCAATAGAACCGTTTACTGGCACCAAGACCCTGCACGGGATTCTTGGCTATACCCAAGACGGCAAGATTACCATCGAGCAAGATGAGCCATTAAAGCTGATCCTGCTTGGCATGGAATACAAAGTGTCAGTACACCAGGGGACATAATATGCAAGCAGTAGCAGTAGCAGCGGCGGCCCAATATAATCTACAAGCCAAGCAAGCCACGGTTGAGGGCGAGCGCAGGGCGATTCAATACGAACAGCGTTCTAACGACCTCTTGCGCCGACTGCGCACCACAAACGCAGCTCTAGCCGCCCGGGCTTATGCCGGTGGCGTAGATCCGTTTAGCGGGTCTCCTGACATTGTGCGAGCTGCCAATGAGACTAGAGCTGGCCGTGAGTACTCAATCCTGCTGGCAGACGCAGATGCGGCTTTGCGCGGCGGGCAACTGCAATCAACCCTATACGAGCAAGCCGGAAAAACTGCATACCAGCAAGGCATATTTAGTGCCGTGTCAAAACTTGGCATGGCCGCGGCATCGGCAAGCAAAGGCGCGCCTGGCACGCAAGAGCCAGCCCCAGTCAAAGACAGTTCAATTTATAGCGGTTGATAAACATGGCACGCCTACCTACATTCCAAGAAGCAGGAATTAT